GACCACGCCTGACGAACTCCTGTCCGCCATTGATCAAGCTGTCATCGACACAGCCGCGTCAGAGGCAGCAGCTGCGCTAACTTCCGCGTCGGCGGCGTCATCCGCTGCCGACGCGGAAACCGCACGTATCGCAGCGGAGGTCGCGCAGGTTGCAGCGGAGGAGGCGGCAGGAAGCATATCCCTGCCTATACCCATCTCCAGCGGCGGCACCGGGCAAACGAACGCAGTGGCTGCCTTGACTGCTCTGGGCGGTGAACCAGCCTTCGCTAAATCTACCGGGTTCAATAAGGACTTCGCCACCGAAGCGCAGGCCGTGCAGGGAGTGGCCGAGGACGTTGTGATGAGCCCTTTGCGGGTGGCCGAGGCTATCGCGGCGCTTACATCATCAACAGTAACGCAAATAGCGTCGCGCCGAAGCACTCTCGGAACATGGACAATAACCGGTGTTGTTATTGGGAAACCGATGTATATCAATATCTCCAATGACGTCGGGACAGACGACCACTCCTGCCAGATGCGTGTTATTTCGGGATCAAATGACGGCCAAACCTACGACGCGACGTCGATATTCGGGATAAACGCCAACGCTACCGTCAGTGCCCGCACCCCGTGGGGCATGGTACTGATACCGACTGCGACTACAGTGGAAATTTCCATAATATCTGGCAGTGATTTTTACGTTAGAGCATATCAATAGGAGATAATGAAATGCGTGTTTTTAAAATTTCTGGAGTAGGGTGTATCAACGCAGACAACGATAGTGATGCCGAGCGTATTCAGTACATTTATCCAGCAGCAATAGAAATGGACAGCATGGAGATTACATCCGTATTTGGGGAGTTTGTAGCACATGCTTCACCAACTACAACAAGTGTGGATAATGATGGAACGGTGAATTTTGATGTATCGTCTATGGCGACGAAGGTCAACACGGATTTATCTACGACCGTGCGCGCCAAACGCGATGCTCTGCTTGCGTCGTCTGACTGGACCCAACTTGCTGATTGTGTCCTTGATGATGCAGATAAGGTTCTATGGCAGTCTTACCGCCGAGCTCTCCGAGACGTGCCACAGCAGACGGGATTCCCAAATTCCGTGACGTGGCCAAATAAACCAGAATAATAAGTAAAGAATTATGTTTATTCACATAATTATTTCCTTATATCATTAATAAATAAAAGTCAAGTAAAGAGTAAATATATGTTATGATAGAAAAAATACTTAAAGTAATATCAGATATGTTCAAGGAACATAATATAGATAAAGTATCGCATACAAGAGTTATGAGTGCTATTGTTATTATTGTGCCTATAACTGTATGGGTAATAACTGTATTCACAAAAGGATGGGTAGAACCAGGGGAATCTCTTGCTTTACTTGTGGGTTTAGGTTTTGGTGGTAAAGTAGTTCAAAAATTTGCTGAAAATAAATCAACTAATATAGCACATACGGAAGAAGACGAAAAAATACTTTAAGGATTATTTATGCTAAGTATTATCATGTCATTTTTTGGCGGCAAACTACAATTCCAAATTGTAGTTATTTTAGGTATTGCTTTACTAGGTTTAGGATTCCTGTATGGATTTGAAAAATATAATCATTCTAATACAAAAATATATCTTGCTAACAGTCTTGTTGAAGTAGAATCACTAAAGACACAAAAACAACTGCTTATTGATAGTCAACTCAGAATGTCTCATGTTATTGACGGACTAAAACTACAAGTTCAGGACTGTCAAAAAGATTTCATTGATTATAAAAAGAAATCCGAAAATATGATTAAGATATGTACCGAAGCCAAAGAGATTCCGCAGTCACAATCTGAATTAAATGTATTAGATAGAGAAAGCAATGAAAAATATATTAAAGAAATCAATTCTGCTCTTGGCTTCTAGTTTACTTATATTTCTTTGTGGATGCGGCCCAAAAGTTGTTGAACATACAATAACAGTCGTTCAAGTTCCTGAAAGAGTTCCTGCACCTGTTATGCCTTCTTACACAAAGATTCCAGAGCATATACGACGGGTTCTACTCCTCGGCTGTATCCATGCTGTCGCAGTATTCGCATAGCAGTAGCTTCACCCCTCTCGCAGCATTCACGCAGATGCAACCAAGAAAAACCACGGGTAACGCGGCGGACGGAGGCTATCTACTCGACGCTGGGGAAATGACACCTGCACGCGGCGGTACCACAGTAGCAGGGGAAAACTCTTCCGGGTTGGGTTCTGCCGGTGGTGGTGGGGGGGGGGGGGTCTACATTTCTACCCCCCGCAATGGTGGCAGCGGTTATCGCGGCGAAATTCGTCTCAGATGGAGGGCATAAGCATGTTTGCGTATATCCGGGATGGGGTCGTTCGGAGCTTGCTGAATGCGGAGAGCCTTGAGGGCAAGTTTACTCCGCAATTTATCGAGGAGTGTGTTGTATGCGGGGCCGAGGTCGAGGAGGGGTGGACCTACGACGGCACGTCGTTTGCCGCTCCGGTGGAGATAGGCCCGACGTTGGTCGAGGCCAAGCAGGCCGAGATAAAGAACGAGCTTGACAAGTTGGACATGGCATCCATCCGCCCGTTGCGAGCTCATATTGCGGGGACGTCTACGAGCGACGACACCGAAAAGCTCGCCGAGAACGAAGCCCGTGTCCAGACCCTGCGCGCAGAGCTGGCCGCGCTGGAAGGCGGGGAATAGATGCAGCTCACCGCCCCATCCAGCGCACGCCCGATTGATAAGTCCCCGGCAATTGAGGGGGCGAGCGTTGCGTACAACTTGCCCTGCGCGCCGAGCTGGCCTCCTTCGCAATCAACAGAAACACCAACAAGTTAGGAGAAACATCATGACCATCCGTATTTCCACAGCCCTGCGCAACGCTCTGGGCGACGCCATCACCACCCTGGCCGACGCCCCCACCGTCGACGCCTACAACGTGAGCGGCCATCAGCACGTCGGCATCGCCGTTGTGCACAATCCCAAATACCGAAACGCCTATTAGGAGGGCAACCATGTACAGATATCCCGACGGAACCATTCGGCAGACGCCCCCGGCGCGTGTGGAATACGACGGCTACGTCCGCAGCTTCGCGGACCTGAGCCTGATCCAGCGCGACGAGATCGGCTACAACGAGGCCGTGCCCATCAAACGCGAGCCGTTCACCGCCTACGAGACCGGGTGGGTCAAGGGCGAGGACCTGGTTTACCGCGAGACGGCGGTCAGCGCCATCGTGGACGAGGCGGCCAGGGAGGCGGCCGAGGCCGATAAGGTCCGGGCGAAGCGCGACCGGCTGCTGGCCGAAAGCGACTGGACGCAACTGGCCGACGCGCCCTTGACCGACGAGGAAAGGACGGCCTGGGCTACTAAACGGCAGGCCTGGCGCGACGTGCCGCAACAGGAAGGCTTTCCGTGGTCGGTGGAGTGGCCGGTGTGTCCATGTCCCGAGGGCATGGACGGATATTTTCGGCACGCGCCATAGACGAGGCCCCTCGGCCGCAAGAACAAAGCCCCAACACGCAAAAACCGGGCCAACTGACACGGCAGTCAGTCGGCCCGGTTTTCATTCGTCACGATGTACGTGCTTTTCGCCTAGACACGCTGGGTATCACCTCCTACGCCAGAAGGTCGAGAATTTCTTCAGTTTGGTCTTCAGGTCCATCCGCCGGGCGTTCGTCCTCTTCCTGCTTTGATTCGTCTTTCGTGTGGACGTCTTTCCGCTTCGGCCATGCGGCGGCCAATATCTCGGCCTTCGCCTTCTTCATGTCCTCGGCAAGCTGGGCGATGGACCCAGCCTCCGAGCACTTGACGCAGTGCTTGAGCACGCCGACGGCGGCGTCCGCGAAGTCGCTGTAGTGCCCGATGGCGGTGAGCTTTTCAGCGCCTGGCGTCTTCGACTTCTCCCCGTGCGCGCCGACCTTGAATATCGTCACGCAGTGGGGGTCGCTGGTGAGCCTGTAGTCGTTTCCTATGTCGATTGAAAAGGGCATGGTTTCTCCTGTAAGTGCTTTTATTCAGTGGGTTCTTCCTTGCCGCATGGCGTACACAGCGTCCGCTTTTCTTCGGCGGTGACCATCGTCATCGCGCCGAACACCCGCGCCGCCGTCCGGCTGACCTCAAGCATCGGGCAGTGGTGGCCGTGCCGCTCGCACCACCCGGCCTTCCAGTCGCGCTTGGCGAGCTGGCGGGCCAGGAGCGCGTCGAGTTCACGGTTGAAGTCCGTCACTGTTTCTCCTTTTTAGTCTTTCCTGTACCTATACCCGCGCCAGCCCTTCGCGCCCATTGGTAGTCCCTTGGCCCACTCCGGCACGACGGCCATAAGCCCATCGTATTCCTGCATGTCGCCGAAGCCCTCTACGACCTCGGCCGTCACTTCGTCGTGCGTGTGCATGACGGGCGGATAACCGTGCGCGTTGACACGGAGCATGGCCTCGGACTGGAGGTCCGCAGAGATAGCTTGGTCCACGTTCTCGCACAGGCGGCCACCATATGTCTGTAATCTTTGATATTTTGCGCCGCCGGTGTCGGTCTGCTTCACGCCCATGAAGGTGATGGTCGGCTGCTTCGAGCCGAACTTCTCGCGCATCCGCACCTCGGGCTTGTAGTATCTGAGCTTGCGCCCGCTGGGCAGGCGGCAGAGCAGGAAGTCGCCACGCACGCCGTAAAGTACCGGCCCGGCCTGGTGCGTCGAGCCGGGTTGCATGATGGCGGCCATGGCGGCGGCTTCAAGCTGGCCCCACAAGGCCACGGTGGCTGGGCGCGAGGCCCGCCACTTCTGCTTGATGATGTCGCAGGCCATCGCCGCGTCGAGAGACATGCGGTCCAGGGGCGAGGCTTTGCCTATGCCGTGCTTGATGCGGCGCTCCAGGTTCTCCAGATACCGCTCGGCGGTCGAGCGCGCGGAGATCATTTCGTTCGCCTGGGCCGCCGGGAACACGAAGGCGGGCAGCGACTCAAGGTCAATGCCGTACACCCGCGCCATGGCCGCATACGCGCCGATACCGCCTCCGTAGCCGAGCGCAAGCTCGGAGGTCTTGCCGACCTGGCGCTGGTCATTTTTCACGGCGTCGTACTTTAATCCGAAGATGGAGCACGCCGCGACCTTGTAGGGGTCGAGGCCGGAGCGGAACACGTCCAAAGCGTTCTCTTCGCCCGCCATCCACGCCAGCACACGGGCCTCGACAGACGAGAAGTCAGAAGAGTACAGGACGTGCCCAGGCGCGGCCATGACCACGCCACGTATGGCGGAGGTAACGAGGTCCATGGGGTCGCCGTACACGGCCTCGACGATCTCGACGCCTTGGCGGAACGCCTCATAAGCGGCCGCCATGCTTTCGTCGCTGTCGAGCTTCACAGACCCGCGAGGCAGGTTCTGAGGCTGGAAGCCCCGCCCGGCCCATCGACCCGTTGCCGCTCCGTGCCACAAGTAGCACCCCCGCGCCCGGTTGTCCGAGGACACGAGGCGCAGGATGGCGTAGTATTTCTTGACGCTGGCTTTGCCGATGGATTCCTTGATCTCAAGCAGCCGCCGCACGTCGGCGGGTATGTCCTGCTCAAGGTAATGCGCCACCGTGGCCTTCTGGTTGTTGGGCAGATCGACGCCTCGCGAGGCGCACCACTTTATGATGCGCTCCGTCTGATTGGGAGTCGTGACCTGCCCGCTGGTCAGCCTGTCCATCTCCGCGAGCAGGCGGTACGTCCAGTCCTCAGCCACGGCTGTGGCGTTCTTCGCGCCCTGCACATCAATGTACATGCCCCGGCGGTTGATCGTCTGGTCGAGCTGCCAGATCGCCACAGACGACGCTGGCATAGGGGCCAGCGCTTGCGACACGCAGTGCTCGGCCTCGGCGTCCTGCAAGCAGTACGCGAACATCTCGCGCAGCAAGCCGGGGTCGCGGTTCCAGACCAGCATGTCGTTCGGGTCGTAGCCGGACAGGATAATCTCCTCCCACGCCCCTGCGATGACACCGAGGTACTCCCACTTCTTTTGAGACGATGCGGCCTTGTAGGCTTCGCGGGCTTGTACGAAATGAGCCGACCCGGCGAATCGAGATTCAAGCTCCTTCCACTCGGCGGCTTTGGGGGCCGCCGGGACGGATAAGGTGGAGATGAGATACCCGCCGCGCTTGTCCTTCTGCGCGTCCACGCCGAGCGCCGCCGCCACCCCACCGAGATGGCGGGGCAGGGCGTGGCGGGCGCAGTTGGCGGCGGAGCAGCGCAGCTTTTCGAGGGGCAGGGTGGGAAAGCCCATGCGTGCGTGCATGACGTGCTGCCAGATCAGTTCCTCAAACTGCGCGTTGTGCGCCTCGATCTCGTCGGCTTGGGCGATAAGCCCCACCAGCCTCTCGTCGGGCATGGAGTGGCCGGGCAGGGCGTGCCGGAACTCCGGCGCAATCCACAGCCGCAGCGGCTCGTCGTCCACCTTGACCGACAGGCAGAACACGCCGGTGCTCGGGTGTTCAGCATACGACGCCGCGCCATCGGTCTTGATGTTCACGGCGCTGTAAGTCTCAAAGTCGATTGTCAGTTTCACTTCCTACTCCTTGTTTAAGTAGAGGGCGCGGAGTCTCCCCCGCGCCCTGTGGCTTAACCCAGGAGCGGGTCGGTCATGCCGTCGGTGGGCACGGCGGTGCAGCCGGTCTGCACGCCGCCAGCATAAGCGCTGGGGTCGGACGAGGCGGCGGCCACGAAGCCCGCTTCCTCGGCGGACCGGACGCCGCCGCCGCCGAAGGACTCGTCGTCCTTGACCTTCTGCACGGCGTCGAAGCCGAAGCTGATGCCCTTCTTCACACTCTTGAACTCCCAGGAGTAAGCGTTGAAGTGCACGACGGCCCAGCAGCCGGGGTAGAACTCAGCCTGATTCATGACCGTGATCTCCTTGGCGTCCATGCCGAACACCTTGGGCTGGAACTTGGAGCTGAAGGTGACGGCGTAGCACCCGGCGTACATGCTGTACTTGGGGTCCTGCGCGGCCTTCACGTCGCCGTCCTTGAACGGCTTGGTGAGGTTCGCGGGAGGATTACCAGCGTAGGCGTTGGCGACGACTTCGTTGTACTGTGCCATGAGCTTGGCAATGGCCGGGGATTTCTTGGGGAACAGCAGGGTCACGCTGAACTTCGGCTCGCCGCCCTCGACGGCCTCGGCGCGGAACACGGCGGGGAAGGAAACGCGGCCCATTTCGTTGTGGGTCAGGGTGTTGAACTTGGTGGAATAAGCCATTTGTCTTTTCTCCTTATACTGGTTGTCGTTTACGAGTTTACAGGGGTGAACACCGGCCCGGCCTCGACAGCAGGGCGGGGGTCTTCTTCCGAGGCGAGCGTCAACTTGCCTTCGGGCTTGTAGGTGAGGTGGGCGACGGCGTTCTTGTCCGCGCCCATCGATTTCAGCAGCTTCTCCGCCGCCGTGATCGTGACGAGCTTGCGCTCGTAGGCATCGTCGCCCAGCATGTCACGCAAACCGTTCTCGGCGTCGTCGTTCCACTTCCTGTAACTGCGCCCACGCACCAACTTGTAGCCGGGGGGCGGGTCGCCCGCTTCGGCGGCGCGCTGCTCGAACGCGAACACCTCGTCGATCCATGCCTTCGCCATGTCGCCGTACCGCAGCACGGCGAGCCGCTGCTCACGACTGAGCGTGTCCGGCGCGGGCAGGGAGGGCGGCACGACTGCGGGCGTGAACACGCCTTGCAGCGCGTCGTTGACCGCACTGTGCGCCGCCGGGCAAACAGCCTTGGCGTCGCAGAACTTGCACCACTCCCCGGCCTTCACTGGAGCATCAGGCGCCCGCGTTGCGGCCACGGCGGGCTTGAGGACTTCCTCGGCCCACTGGTACACGGCGGCGGGGGTGGTGCGCCACCGCCGCACCCGGCCCTCCTGATGGAAGGCGCGGGGCTGGGCGATGACGATCTCCACTTCCTGGTAGTCCTGCGGGTTGTCGGCTCCGATGGCTCCGAGGGCGTAGTAGAGGAGCTGGTCGTTCTCTTCCACCTCCACCACCACGCCCTTGCCGTGCTTGTAGTCGTACACGCGCAGCAGGCCGAACGGCTCACCGAGGCTGGCGTCGTTCGTCCCGAACAAGGTTTCGTCTATCCAGCCCAACACGAACTGCTTTTCGACGGACAGCGGGGCATGGACCATCGCCGCTCTGTCTTCGCGGATGGCGTCGAGATAGACTTGCACGGCCTCCACCATGTCGTCTGTTATGGGGATGGCCGACTCGGGGTCTTTCAGGGTCTTGGGGTCGGCCACTGTGCCCGCAGGCGTGATGAACAAACCGAGATAGTGGTAGTAGTCGGCATCCTTGTTCTGGCGGAGCGCCTGCTCTGCCAGGGCGTGGGCGCATGATCCTTCGTGCGCGTAGACGCTCGAAGGGCTTTTCGGCACCTGCTCCAGCAGCCGCACCGAGCCGGGGCACTTTTTCCAGCGGTACATGCCGGAAGCGCCGAGGGGGCTATGCGCGGTCATCACGCACCAGCCTTGCCAGCAGCCACGCCCAGCGCCTCGATGAGCGCGCCGAACTTGTCGGCCGGGCACTTGGACACGACGCGCTGGCCGGTGACGGCCTCGCAGATGTCCTGAATGGCCTTCGGGTCGTTGAGCGTCTTGTTCGCTTCAACAGCCGCCCTTGTCACGTCCTGGAGGGTGTACGTGACGCTCTCCTCGGTCGCGGACTGCGTGCTGCCCATCGCCTCGACCAGCGCCGCAATCAAGTCGGCGTAGGAGGTCTCAGGGACTTCCGAGAACTTCGAGGCCATGCAGGTGTCCATCATCACGTTGAGCGTGGCCTCCTGGCCGATGGACTTGGCCGCCTTGGTGATGACAGCTTTGACGCCTTCGGCGGTCGGGGCCGGAGCGGGCTCGGGGGCTTCTTCAACCTGCGGCTCCTCGGGCAGCCGGGGGTTCTCGTCCTCGATCTCTTCCTTGGGACATGGCCCGCCTTTGTCGTTTTCTTCGAGCCACGCCGCCATGGTCGCGGCGCGAGTGCGGGGCGGGAAGTCGTGTCCGCGCTTCGCCACCTCGGCCTTCAGCTCGTCGAGGGTCATGCCCTCGTAACGAGTCGGCGGCTCG